TGAAGTTGCTCTAGTTCCCATTTCAACTATAAGATTTTTAATATAAATTGTTGGACCCCCCGAAGCACCACTGCTTTCAGAGGCTTTCTGTCGAAACCTTAAAACATAATTTGAATCTAAATCGTGACTGCTTTTCAGCGTATAAGTAAATTTTTGGTAACTAGTGCTAAGTTGTGAATTTGCGTGGAATCCTGTTACATAACTGCTAGAACCGTCATTCCAGTAGAAGTCAAGCCATCTAGCTTCAGAAGCTTTCGCTTCGAAACTGATAGTTAAGTCATCTGTAGACTTAACATTTGACGCTGCGTAAGCACTGATTCTATAATCTTTACTGCCAACTGTAGAGCCAGAATCAAATGTTTTCTCTGTAGAAGTATTCCTAATTAAATTTCTGCCTCCAACCTGAATACCATTTAAGCCAGCTTGAAAAGTTGCGTTGCCAGTAACATTAAGATCATTGACAACAGCTTGAGTAATCTGAGCTGCACTAGTAATGATGTTTTCAGAGAATAAGTTTGTGCCCTTGATGATATTAGCACCAATCAAGTCCGCTGTTAATTGCCCGAAAGTTGCATCGTCGGGGAACATATATATCGTCTTGATTTCAGAGGCAGAGAGAGCACGGGGGTAGATTCTAACATCGCTAATATCGCATAAACAAGCAAAGTTGCTACCGCTTTGAGACCACGGACCACCGATAACGACCTGAGTATTTGCAGTGTTTGGATAATCAGATAATTCAAGCAAATCACCATATGGCTGTCCGTCATAGTAGCATTGTGCAGTCTTGTTTTCTTTGTCTACGCTTATCCCGTAAGTGTGAACTTCTCCAACAATCGGAGCTGGGTAAATAGGATTGTTGGATGGAGTAATGCCAGAGTTGCTTGTGCTCCACATATTCCACTTAAATTCATCATTATAAAAAATAAGCTGCCAGTCTAAAACCGAATTATCGCTTTTTGTGCGTCTAGAAATGAACCAGCAATTACTATCATTTTTTCCGTGTCTTATTTTTAGAGAGACCGTGTAACCCTTGTCGTTTGTAGTGTCTCCAATGCTGTCTATGGCTATAACACTGGTTGTTACGTTATTAAAATGGAAGCAGTCGCCCATTTCTGCGTCATGAACAACTGTTACGTTACTTCCTGTAGCTTTCCCATGGTGTCCTGTTCCGCTTACGTCTTTAACGCCGTTTGTTTCTAAGATACTGCTATTGGTGCAGTTCTTGGCGGAGAGTCGGAGAATGGAGCCTGTGGGCAGTTTAAGAGCTGAAGCAGAAATATCATTGGCAACCATGTCACCAAGAGGCACACCCGTAAAGGTTCTGCCCTGTGAAGTCTTGTTGTATTGGTTCAAAAAATAGGCTGTGAGAGTGTGAGTGCCACTTGTAAGCTGGATAGATACAGTCATATATTCGCCCATGATGGGCACTCTGCCTAATTCTGTGTCACCCTCTTTAATAATCAGCCATACTATATTCTCATTCCTGGGGATTCCATCAAATGCCGCAACACAACCTGTTGTAGTTGACTGCACCACAGGAGCAGGAGGGGTTGACGGAGTAGGTAAATTGTTGCTTATAGCTCTCACGACAGATGCAGATGATTCACCGTTTTCGTTCACGGGTACCAGTTCAAGTTCCTGAGTAGAATTGATATTGGGGATTGTCGCGCCCTTCTCGTAACGTCCGAGATACTGCCCGTCAATATACACATCGACATAGGCGGTGTTGTTGTTAGCATCCCATGCAATGTCGACCGATTCCGGATTATAAGTTGTTGTTATGCTGTTTATGCCGGCATTGGGATTACTATAAGTGTAAGGTTCTACTGCTAATTCGTCATAGACATTAGGATTATATTCAACAGCTTCTATTGTTGCTTTTAAATCACTTGTTCTTGTAATGCCTGTGACACGGAATTTTCTCACCTCAGAATTTGCTATACCGAAAGAGTATATGTCGCCCTTCTCTACTGCTTTAGTCCATGAATTGGCGGCAAAATTAAGCTGTGTATAGGTGCCGCTTGTTTCAACAGGTGTATTGCGTTCAAGTGTTCCATCAGAATGTCTTACTAATAATGCATAAGTGTTACCAGCAGTTAAGGTTACTGGTGCATCCAAAGAGATTTTATTACCTTCGACCTTGAAAATTCTGCCGCCTACACCGTATTCTGTGATGTCACACTGCACGCCTATCACATCATTGAGTTCACATACCAGAGAATCTATATTGGCGGTGAATTTAATGGACTGGACAAGATACTTGTTTCGCCTTAACAGATAGTGGGAGGCTTTTGACACACTTTCCGGAGTGCTAAGACCTACAAATGTCATCGAAACAGCTTCGGCAGAGTGGTCGTTATCTATTTCAACTCTGACGGTCCTTGACTTGAAGTCTTCCTCTTCATTGTTGAAAGTCGCTTCAATCGCTTTAGCCCTGTCTTTCTTTGCCGTGACAACACCCGACATGTTCTCATAGTTGCCTACCGTGAAAATCTGTGTCATTTCTGCAGGTGCGTCCCAGTATGGGTAAGCCTTGCCGTTACGCAAGCCGATAAAGGCACGGCATGAAGTAGCTACGCTCATTGCAGTGTCCCACGAAGTGTCTAATTTGCTCAGGAACCAGTTGCCCGTAGCGTCTATGGATTCGCAGAATGTAGCGAAAGCATCGAATCTTGAATAGTCAAGGTTGGCAACGTCCTCACCCTCGTTATGATAGGTGTTTCCGTCCTTCTTTACCTGGGCGAGAATGTCATATATAGCCCATGCAAGGTTATCTGCGTCTTTTTCTACGTAAGAAGAACCGTTGTAAGCATAAATCTTACTTCTTGACTGCTTCCACGTCACTTTGGGGACGGAACCGTTAAGAGTCTGTGAAGCCGGTATTCTTAACCATATAAGAGCTGTTCCGGGGTAGGTCTGTTCCTTGTTATCGTAACAGGCAACACTGTCACATGTAAGGGTAAGAGCAGCCCTGTCGGGTAATGCGCTGCCCTGGTATTCCGCCTGTGTCAGCAATCCCTTGGTGTAGTTAAGTTCGGCAGAATCGTTTTCTATGCAAATCTGATAAGCACCATTGGATGGGAATTTTATTGCGACCTTGAAATAAAAGGCAGAATCTGATTTTATCGGATATTTGTTATCGATTTCGGTTATAGTCTTGGTGAGATAAGTATAATCACCGGTGGAACCGCTTACCCTGTAGCCGATTTTAAGTTTGATATATGCGTTGTTTTTAGCGCCGCTTGCAGTGTCATACAGATACCATGCGTTAGTCTGAAAGGTAATCTCGCATGAATCACATGCCGATGGGGTTGTTACCAGCAAGGGTGTGACAGAATCGTTAAGCTTCTGAGGCACTGTCTGCCCTATCGAGCTGTTGCCTACCTGGGAATCCAGATTAGTCTGCTTAAGTGCCGCCTGTGTGTTGCTTCCGAGTCTTATCGCATAATCGGTATTTTCCTCCATGTCAAGATCAGCGAGAGGGATGTCGTTGATCTTAATATCGGTGATTTCGTCAAGTTCGCCTTCGCCTGCACCAATTAGCAGTTCAAGATAACTGGAGCTGTCTTCGTTGGTATATTTTACCGTGTTTGTAAATTTTTCGACTTTATAAGTGTAATCAACACCTTTTTTGTAATTGAAATAGCCGATTTTGTGTCTCGGATCCGCTGCGTCATATTCTTCCTTGGTGGCAGTCCTGTATTTACCGCTGTAGATTTTTTCAACTATTTTCTGTATGCTGTTTGTGCCGTAGGTCTTATAGGCAAGTAATTCTCCCTCCGGAACTACATCGGACCCGAAAGTAACACCCTTTACGCCTCTTGAAGTGGAGAGATTGCCTACGCTCCACTGGTAGTTCTGCTTTGTGGCAGAAGAAGAATCTACATCCATCGAAGGCATTTTCATCTTACCCATGATGAGGGCGCCGCCGCCACTCAAAAGAAGCCCCGCCCCCAGAGTTTTCGCCATTGTCCCCGTAAGGTGAAGGGCGTGAGCTAAAGCGCCGCCGCCTGTCAGAATAAGAGCGAGACCGACAACAGCTGTGAGAACATTCTTCCCTTTCTTTCCGCCTCTTATCTTGGGATAGACAGCAACAATATCAGCTTCATAAGAAGAATCATGAGATTTGCCGTCTTTGCCGACTATTTCGTAATCATCCGGATTGGCATGCATTGAGTCAAACCATCCAGGTAAATCCTTTACGTCGTAAATCCTTGCCTTATTGACGTTGAAATTACATTCAGGGTAATAGAAAATTCTCATTTTATCTTAATCTCCGATGGTTTTATATACATGCGAATAAGCTTGGCCCATACCGGTGATGTAGGGTCGACTATGCAACTGCCGGTCGATTCATAGCAATGGAGCATCTTGCCATTGTCAAGAATCACTCCGGCATGATTAATGTCTCTGCTGTATCCTAATCTCATTAACACTATGGCATTCGGCTCCGGTCCATTCAGAATATCCCACACGCCTTCAGTGGTTTCGGTCGCCTCGTGCATGGTTCTGCTTATTTCGTCAAAATCAGACGCATTTATGTGATAATCGGGCAAATCTGACTCTAAAAAGTGCTTATAATACAGCATTACAAGCCCCCAGCAGTCACAGCCGTTAAAACCACGACCGCCATTAACGAAGGGAATTCCTACAAAGTCAGACAGATTCATTGTTGAAGCCTCCGAAACGTGCGTAATTGCCTAAAGTCTTACATCTTTTGGCAGAGTGGTCACATTCGGTCTGATTGCCGTTATATTTGCACTGCCAGCCTTTGAATACAAAAGGGCATACCTGCGAATACTTGAATCTTGGGTATGGAGTGACAAAGTTAACAGGTGCAGACAGCTCAAAAGTGACCCATTCCTCATCGTAGCTCGCACCGTTAGCAACAAAATTCATTTCCAGATCGGCGGTGCTTTCGCCTTCTCTGACTACCATTATCCTCACCGGCACATTGTCGATGTCTGTTCCCAGAATGGAGGTGATAAGGTTCGTCACATTGCTTACCGAAACGTTCACTCTCGGAATCTCACCTTTGGTTGATTCTTCAACACCATTTATTTTGAATGGGAAAGCGGTGAAAGTATGACTTTCAAAAGTCCAGTCCTGGTTATCATCAACAAGTCTTATAGGTGTCAATAGTTGAATCTCTAATAGAGTAGCAACAACCTTGTTTAGATTCAGCTTCGTAAAATCGCTGTTAGGTGTAAGCATTAATCAGACCTCCGCAAGAATCGCAGTAACGTCCCATTTTGAGTCAGAAACGGGGAACGCCACTAATGGAGAGTCAAACCTGACTGTCCTAGAGACATTCATGTCGTCGACCCAGGCAAAGGATGCAGAACCGGCATTGCACGACTGGTAAAAAGCCTCGAGGTCCGCATAATAGATCTGAGAAAGTGCCTTCCAGTGCAGTTCGAATTTGTGCAGCTGCCTTGAATATTTTTTACGTGTAATCACGCAGCCGTTTGTCTGTTCAGATTTTAAAGAATTGTCGAGGGTTGTTATTCTGGTCCCTATATTGGGAGCTGAAATCACCGGAAAAGTTGGATCTGCCATAACTGACTCCTTAGATTGCTCTTACCATATCTTTAAGTCCGCCAACGTTGCGGTTAAGACCGTCTATTACAATGTCAACGATAGTCCTCGTGCCGTCAAAATAGCTGTTGGTATTAACTTCTGCATTGGAATTGTTGTTTACGTTCACAACCACATTAGTTTTGCCGTCACCAGCACCAAGGCTTTCGGGGTTACGGGTGGCAATTATGTAATCCCTGGGGTCTGTGGTTATTACTTTCCCGTTCTGAACAATCCCGTCGCCCACACCTGCATCAACAGCCCTCGGTATTGCGCTTAAGCCTTTAATGTCATAGCCGATACCGAAAGCCCTGAAAACAGTAGTCAAAACTAGCATCTGCGCAATCTGCGCGATCAGCTGTTTGCCAAAATTCTTAAGCATTTCACCCATGGACCTGAAGAAGTTTTCTCCAGCAAAAAGGGCTTCGGTGAATGCGCCGGAAAAATTCTCAGCCATTGAAACTTTGAAATCCTGCATTTCCTGTTTAAGTTCAAGAGCTTTGAGTCTTTCTTTTTCCTGTGCCTGAAGGTATTCTTCGACCTTCAGCCTTCCTGTTTCGTAGGTTTCGACTATAGTGTTTCTGAAGCTGTTATATTGACGCTTCAAATCATCCCATAGAGTTGTGTTGTAAGATTTGATGTCGTCTTTTGCTGATACAGAAGAAGATTCGGGGCTGTTGGCGGTAATTCTGCGGACCTTCCGTTTTTTCCGGCTTGCGCTTCCAAGTTCGCCCTGATTGAAACTGGTCTCGTAAGCTCCGACAGCCTTGCCGAGAAGACTGGAAACATAACCGACTATGGACTCTTCTGATGCTTTGTTAGCATTCTTTTCCAGCTCTTTCCAGAATTCATCGGTTTGTTGGTCTACAGGCTTTTTCCATTTATGTATCTGCATTTTAGCAGCATTAGCAGCAGTAATACCCCACGAAGCATAAGTGGCCAAAGTGTTATCACCAGTAAAGTTAGCAGTTCTATCGGCTAATCGAAATGTGTCCATCCACAAATCCGTAAGCATTTCCGCCAGATCCATCACCCAAGATGCTAACTGTGAAAATACTGCTTTAAAGGTGGAGACTATAACAGAACCTTCGCCTCTCAAGGCTTTCATCAAGTCCCTTATTCCCTCCAGTGCCGCAATTACAGCGATAGCCTTAAGCACAATCGGAGCCATAGCCACAGCCATCTTGGCAAGTGCTGGTAAAGCCATTATGGTGATGGCTTCGGTGATATCGACGAGAGATTCCTGGAGCTGCGCCATGCCTCCCTCATCATCTAAAAATTTCTCAAAATCATCTCTCAGCTGCGAAATGGTATCGCCGAGAGCGACGAAATATTTTTTAAACTTATCGTTGATAAATAAGCCTAATTCACCCAATGCATCCCGAACAGTCTTCACGATTCGAGGAATCTGCATCCAGATATCGGTTGCTTCGTTTTCCAAGTAACCGTCAAATTTATTCATGCGCTCCATTAAAGTATTAAGCGCAGTTGTGGCGTCCATACCGATGACATCAGAAACTTCAATTCCTGCTTTGGCGAAATCGGTTAAAGCTTTGGCGGATACCTTACCAGTCGTTTTGATTTTTAGAAGTGCATCAGCAAGACTTTCAATAGTTACAACGCCGGCCTTGGCTACGCCAATGTCTCCGAGGCGCCTTATCATTTCTAAAGAACTCTTAGTATCCAATCCAATAGCTCTCATCGTAGAATCCAGCTGTTGCAACCGGTCCATACCGAAATTGGAATTCTCGGAAATCTTTTTCAGTTCCCGATATTGCTCGTTGGCTTTCTTTGCGCTTCCCCAGGTAGCCTCAAAAGCTGTCTTGAGACCGTCCATCTTCGAACCTAACTGATAAGCCGCCACACCTATGCTCGATATGGCTGCGCCGATAGCACCGAGAGCGCCTACAGCGCCGGTCGACAGGCTCATTATGTCCCTGCCGAATATCTCGTCGAAAGCTTTCTGGACAGACTTACAGTCCTTCTTGAAGTCATCGAGACCAAGACTTATATTAAAGCCGAAACCTTTCTGTTTTTTAGCCATTTTTTATTCTCCGAAATCCTTTAGATAAGTGGCGAAAATCCCATGCATGAGCTGGTTCAGCTCTTTTTCATGAACCTTGAGGGCGTATTCGATAGCCGCCTGCAGGTGTGGTCTGGCTTCCATCTTCACCGAACCGTATTCCAGAATTCCGGCAAGATGACCATGCCCTTTGCTCTCCAGCTGTTCAGCGCCTTTTTTGTAAGTGACTCTCTCAGACATCACCCTTGCCTTAACATACGAAAGCAGCTGCTTCTTGATGGATTTTCTATACAAGCCTGTCTTAACAGGGGCGAGTTCCTTTGCCTTTTCAACTGCGGTGTCGGCAACCTTTTCCAGAAATCTGGAAAAATTCTTTCTGCCTTCCAGCTGCATACGCTGGAACTGTTTCTTGAATTGTTTGTATCCGAAAGTTGTGATATTAATCTTCATTTTCCTATGTGGCTTTCCACTTCGTCCCAGTCTATGGACTTTTCCGGTTCTTCCTTCTTCGCTCCGTCGAGATTCAGAATCTGAGCCGGTGTGACAGGTTCCTTGACGATCTTGCCGCTTATGTTGATGAGCCAGGCTGTCTGCTCTGCGAACAATGCTCTCAAGTCTTCCCAGAATGCTTTCTTCTTTTTTGCATGGGCTTCAAACAGTGAAGCCCATCGCTTAGGCGTCAGCCTCATAAAGTCGTTATACGAAAGCCGCATTTCAACCATGGCGATGGGCATAAGTTCTTCAATAAGTTCTCGGATGGGGGTTATTTCTTCAGTTTTTTTTCCTCTTTTTTCTTGAAGAGAATGCTGTTCTTCATGGCTTCGTTGATGACTTCCACAACTTCAAGAAAACTAGTTTCCCTGACTGCTTCATCTATTTCCTTGACTGCTTCGTCAGCCGTCAGTTCGTGATTTTCATTGTAACGACCGGCGATGTAGAGGTCCCGGATCATGGCAAGGGTCGGATTGCCGCCGTAAGCTTCGAAAATCTCATGAGGCTGCTTGCCTGTTATCTCGGAAAGCTTAAGAAGACCGCCGAATCCGAATTCCAAATGTTTCATATGTTTCACCTCGTGTTTTTAGTGGTAAGCTCGTGAAGCCCTGTCGCCGGAGCGGCAGAGCCACACGAGGGAGACTTGCGTTATGCTGCAGCGACTATGCTGCTGTAAAGCTGACCGGTCTGCACTGCATCGCCGTTCTTGATGGTTCCGCCATCAATGAAGACCTTTTTGCCGGCAGAAGTTGCGGCGCTTGTAGTGATAGTAATTGTGTCATCATTGGGGCTTGAACCTATGGAAGCTGCTGAGACGGTTCCGTCTTCGACTGTGATACTGTCCTTAAGAACTGCAGAACCGTTTACAGTTACTTTCTGGGTAAGCTTGACAGTGACGGTTGTGCTGGAGAATGAAGCAGACTTTATGTATGGAGCCCATGAAATTGTGGGGGCGTTGGACCATTTGACTGTCATGGAAACCTTGGAGGCTTCTGTCATATTGCCGGTCTTGCTGAGATTGGTTATAACCGCATAACCGCTCTTCACATAGACGCCAGGTTCAACAATCTTAACCATGATCTGGGAGTTAGTTCTGAATTTTTCAGCAAGAATTGAGTAGCCATAGCCTAACTGACCCTTCATGACTAGAGCGTCCATGGTTATTTCGCCTTCTATAAGACCTGCGTCGAAGGTTTTGTGGCCGTTGGTGTCCTTTGATGTAGTTTCGAGAGTATCGGCAGTATCGTTTTCGCTGCAGTCGGTTTGTGCGGCTACAAGTTCGCCGTCAACGTAGACCAGCATTTCCTTGCCCTTTAAAACTTCGCGTTTTTCAGTTGTTGTTGCCATTTTAGCTAATCCTTTATTACTTAATTATGTGACACGGCGAACCGTGCTTCTATGTTTGCACGTCTAGTATTGTCATCATCGCGGCTGAAATCGATGCGCGTAATGTTCCAAAACTGGACTGTCGTCTTATCGATGACGGTATCTATACCGTTCAACTTACCCAAAACTGTGTCTGTAAGACCTTTTACTTCAGAATATCCTTTAAAATCGCTGTAAATATTGATTTCACAGTCTATAAAAAGAATAGTTCCGTCTTTTGTCTCTTCAGACTCAAAAGAATCATCTCCGATTCTTATGTAAGGTCTTTGTGCTGTTTCAGGCACCGAGTCATAGACTCTGACGTTTTCAATGGAGGTCAAGGCGGTATAAACAGCCTCTTGAACTGCACTAATCACCGTCTTCCTCCTCTCCGTCATCACCATCATCTGGTTCAGGTGGAGTTGGTGGAGTTGGCGGCGGCAAAACTGCATTTTCTACATCTCTTACCGCTGTAAAACTCAATCTTTCACCTTTACCAGACGGATCTATCACGTCCTTAATCTTCCAGATAAAGGACTCGTCATTTAGCTTAATGACCATATTCGGCTTGATTCCACTGACAAATCTTGATTCAAAGCTGTAACTGTAGACATTTCTCACGTCTCCATCAAGACTTGTTTCACTGGCGGAAGGAATGATTCTTCCATAAGCAGAAGCAACTTCAACGAATTCGGTGGTGATTCCACCCATACCGTCAGAAGTTTCCTGCATCAAACCGAAATGGATAATGTCTCTGAGCTTTCCGATGTTCATTACATTGCTCCATGACGTTCAAGGTCAAGCAGCTGCTTCGCTGACATCGGAAGCTGTGCCATTCCACCTACTGTTGCTTCTTCTCTGTGTTCATACCAGTGACCGATAAGCAGAAGCATAGCCTGTTTAGTGGCTTTAGTTGGTGAACCAGAAGCAACGTAAGTGATATGGACCGGATTTACCTGCGCAAGGTCCGAAATACCGTTTCCTACATAAACCAACTCACTCTTGAATGGATCAAGATAAAAGTCAGAAGTGATGTCATGAGTTAAATCGTCAGAATCTGTGACGATAACGCTTGTCAATGTAGATAAAACTCTCACTGGCAATTCGTAATCGCCTACATAATCCGCCACTGCTTCAACAGTTTTCGTTCCATAAGTCTTGTCGTGAACGCTTTCAGCGTATTCACGAGCAGCAGAAATAAGGGAAGAGATGTAGTCGTCATCTGTCGAACTCAAAACCCTTAAATGAGCTTTGGCTTCTGCCAGTGTGAGCGGTTCGGTTGTGACATCAGTTCTGATTATGTAAGGAAGCATTATTTCTTACCTTTTTTCTTTGATACTGGTTTTTCAACTTCAGGTTCTGGAGCTTCTTCAGGTTCTGGAGCTTCTTCAGGTTCTGGAGCTTCTTCAGGTTCTGAAATTTCTTCAGGTTCTGGAACTTCTTCTTTAGGTTCAACGTAAGCTCCGACTTCTTTAGCCATTCTTACGAGATCCGGAGTAAGTTCAACTTCGTCTCCAGCTTTACCATAGTTGTAATCATATCCTTTAAGAGAGTAAGGGAAATCTTTAATAAGTTTGATTTTCATAGTTAGTAGCTTATTATTTTGCCGCCCTTAACCGTTGTTACAGTTATGTTGGCGGTAGCTGTGCCTGTATATTCAGCAATTACCCTGAAATATTTAGCACCGTTAATCTGGAATTTATCGGTATGGTCAGTAACTTCGCCGTTATAGACCTTTACAGTTCCAGAAGCATCTACAGAATTATTAGTGATATTCATATAAGTGATAGGTGTGTAGGTAGCATTATCTACAGAACCTTCAAACTTAATGCTTATCGGGTTGGTAACATCAACAGCTGCTGAAGCTATGTAGACAGCAACAAGATTAGTCTTGTAGTTGCTGCAGTCGTAAGTCTTGCTTGCAGTAGTAGTAACCTTTTCAAGTAGCATTTCGCAGTCCAGGTCAAGCATATTCTGAGCACTGGCTATAGATATTGAAGCAAGCACTAAGAAAATGATAATCAATAATCTTTTCATTTTTAGCTCCTTTAATGAGAATGTGAGGGCAGTTAAGCCCTCACGTCCAATGGAGAAGTG